GGGGGGCAAGAAAGGTATGACCTTAGTGGATGCATATCGTAACAACTACAATGTCTCTAAGGATATTAAAGGTAACAGCCTAAGAGCAATGTCTTCTAAGTTAAGAGCTGACGTTAATATAACATTAACTGTTAATAGGTTATTAGCTCAAAAGGATAGTTTACAACGCATGCAGACAGTCTCTTTAGGAGAACAAATAATACAGGACTTGTTAGCGTTCAGTAAGGATGAGAACATTACTGATAGTGTACGAGTTAAAAGTTTAGAGCTTGTTGGAAAAAATCTAGGACTATGGACTGACAAGATAGAGGTAGATAATAAACAGGATAGATCGTCAGCAGATATAGAACATGATCTAATTGGTAAACTTAATGCAATGATAAAGAAGTAAGGCTGTAAAATAANTTTATGGCTATTTACGATGTGCCATTAAAACTATTTACAGTATATGTTTACCCCACCTACTACCTACCACCCCTAATATAGTATGGCCCTGCTCATGCGTGTACATTGAGTGTTGCGCAAGTAAATTCATAAAATTTTACAAGGGGGGTGCCCCTTTTTTATTTTCAATACAGATGTCTATAACCCCAAATATATATAAATAAGTAAAAAAAAAATAAATGATTCCTACCCATTGACGAATTTATATAAATAGTTTATTAAAAAGATGTTTTGTTTGTTTATATAGTTATATAGTTATATATATTTATATATAGTTATAACCATATAGATGTTTAAAACCATATAGATGGTTATAACCATATAGATGGTTATAAACTAAAACAGAGGAACATTTATTGTCAGACAACGTGGTTAATATAATTGATTACAGATCTTCTGTTAAAGAAGAAAGCTGGTCAAAAGATGACAGTTCTTATTTTGAAGAAATGGAAGACCCGGTAATGATTGGTTGGGTTGTGGATGAGTTTGGTGATAAGACATTAAATATTGCCTCTGCAGTTGATACCGTAGAATGCCTGTGGATGATAGACTTAGCTAAATCAATAGTGGAAAGCCGACCTCCTAAGTGCAGGAATGATAATGAATGATTTGGCATCCATTCTTAAAGACAACTTAAAAGATATAAAAAGTTTACCGGCAAGTCAGCAAAAAGAAATACTGGCATTAATGGAAGAACTTAAATTGTCTCAAGATAAAGACGCAGCTAGAAAAAACTTTCTTCCTTTTGTTAATTTGATGTGGCCTTCTTTTATTCATGGTAGGCATCATGAAGTTATGGCAGAAGCATTTGAACGTGTGGCTAGTGGCAAGTTAAAAAGATTAATAATTAATATGCCGCCAAGACATACTAAGTCAGAGTTTGCCAGTTATCTTTTTCCTGCTTGGTTCTTAGGGCAGTTTCCTGACAAGAAAGTTATCCAGACAGCTCACACTGCAGAGCTTTCAGTTGGCTTTGGTAGAAAGGTTCGTAACTTAATACAGAACAATGACTTCCAATCAGTGTTTCCCGGAATAGAATTATCCACAGACAGTAAAGCGGCAGGTAGATGGAACACTAACAAACGTGGAGATTACTTTGCTATAGGTGTTGGGGGTGCTGTTACTGGTAAAGGTGCGGATATTCTTATCATTGATGACCCGCATTCAGAGCAAGAAGCTACAATGGGTGAATATAACCCTGATGTTTATAACAAAGTTTACGAATGGTATACATCTGGACCTAGACAAAGACTACAACCGGGTGGTGCAATCATACTTGTGATGACAAGATGGTCTAAAAAAGATCTTACAGGGCAGATTATGACTAAATCTGTTGAAAGAGAAGGGTCTAATGAGTGGGAAGTTATACAATTGCCTGCAATTATGCCGTCAAAGAAACCATTGTGGCCTGAGTTTTGGAGTTTAAAAGAACTAGATGCGCTAAAAGCTGAATTACCAGTGGCAAAATGGAACGCACAGTACCAACAGGACCCTACATCAGAAGAAGGCGCTTTAATCAAGCGTGAATGGTGGCAGGAATGGACTAAAGAAGACTTACCACCTTGTGATTCAATTATTCAATCATGGGACACAGCCTTCTTAAAAACGCAAAGAGCGGATTATAGCGCTTGCACAACGTGGGGGGTGTTTCATGAGCCTAATCTTGACGGTATTATGCAACCAAACTTAATATTACTTGATGCATACAAGGAAAAACTAGAGTTTCCAGAATTAAAACGTGCAGCTTATGATAAATACTGGGAATTTGAGCCAGATCAAATGATTGTGGAGGCAAAAGCTTCCGGATCTCCTCTTATTTTTGAACTTAGAGCTATGGGTATACCAGTTACAGAGTTTACACCAAGTAGAGGACAGGATAAGATAGCTAGAGTGAACGCTGTTACAGATATGTTTGCTAGTGGTGTTATTTGGCACCCACCAACTAGATGGGCCGAAGAAGTTATAGAAGAATGTGCAGCTTTTCCAGCTGGAGATCATGATGACTTGGTTGACTCAACTACACAAGCACTGTTAAGATTCAGGCAGGGTGGTTGGATTAGGACAAGCATGGATGATTGGGACGATGAACCAAAATATACAAGACCAGTTGAATATTATTAGGGAAATTAAAAATGGCTATTGAAAAAACAATGACACCAATGACTAATTTTGATGATTTCAAAGAAGAAACTGAAATAACTGTAGAGGTTGAAAATCCAGAAGTCGTTTCAGTTGAAACTGAAGATGGCGGTATGATTATAGATTTTACTGGAGAGCAAGTGGATGAAATAGTTAATAAGGGCTTTGATGAAAATTTAGCTGATCAAATAGACGAAGCCGATCTGCAGTCTATGGCAAGTGAATTAATGTCAAACTTTGATTCTGACAGACAATCAAGAAGTGAATGGGCAAAGAGTTATGTTAAGGGCTTGGATCTTTTAGGAATGAAGATTGAAGAAAGACAGCAGCCTTGGGCTGGAGCTTCTGGTGTTTTCCACCCAATACTTACAGAATCCATTGTAAGATTCCAAGCTCAAGCTATGGGAGAGATTTATCCTGCGTCAGGACCCGTAAGAACAAAGATACTTGGCAAGCTGTCTGTTGAAAAAACGGAACAAGCAAAACGAGTTGAGAATGAAATGAATTATCTTCTTACAGAGGAGATGACAGAATACAGAGATGAGACTGAACAGATGCTTTTCAAGTTGCCTCTTGCAGGATCAGCCTTTAAGAAAGTTTATTATGACCCAATAATGGAAAGACCTTGCGCAATGTTTGTGCCTGCAGAAGACTTTGTTGTTTCCTATGGAGCGTCAGATCTTATGACATGTGAAAGATACACTCATGTTATGAAAAAATCAGCTAATGATATATTAAAATTACAAAACAATGGATTCTATCGTGATATAGATCTTCCTGAACCAGAGCCTGATTATTCAGATATACAAGAAAAATATGATGATTTGGATGGAGAGACAGCTACAATAGAAGATGATGATAGACATACTCTTTTAGAGATGCACGTTGACATGGAATTACCAGAACCTTTTGAAGAAGAGGATGGTATAGCTAGGCCATACGTTGTAACTATAGATAAGTCATCAAGAGAGATATTATCTATAAGAAGGAACTATTACGAAGATGACAAAAAGAAAAAGAAAAGACAATATTTCGTCCACTACAGGTATCTCCCCGGGTTGGGCTTTTACGGTACAGGACTTATACACCTCATCGGAGGACTTGCAAAAAGTGCAACCTCAATCCTCAGACAGCTTATTGATGCCGGTACGTTGTCGAATTTGCCAGCTGGTCTTAAAGCTAGGGGTCTTCGCATCAAAGGTGATGATTCACCTCTCATGCCGGGTGAGTTCCGTGACGTTGATGTCCCGGGTGGTGCAATCCGTGATGCTATTACTTTTATTCCTTACAAAGAACCGTCAGCGGTATTGTACCAATTACTCGGAAACATTGTTGACGAAGGAAGAAGAATAGGATCAGTAGCCGACATACAGGTTGGGGACATTAACGCCCAAGCGCCAGTCGGAACAACTTTAGCTTTAATGGAAAGATCAATGAAAGTCATGTCTGGAGTTCAGGCTAGGCTTCATGCTGCATTAAAAAAAGAATTAAGACTTCTTGCTAAAATAATTAATGAGTACATGGATGATCAATATGCATATGACACAGAAGGGGACTTTTCTAGATCAAAAGATTTTGATGATAGGATAGATGTAATTCCTGTTTCTGATCCAAATGCAGCAACCATGTCACAAAGAGTGATGCAGTATCAAGCAGCTTTACAGTTGGCACAACAAGCTCCTCAGTTATATGATATGGGCAAGCTTCACAGACAGATGTTAGAAGTTCTTGGTATACAAGATCCAAGTTCAATAATAAAATTACCAGAAGATATAAAGCCTTCTGATCCCGTAACAGAAAATATGGCGATGTTAAAACAAGAGCCAGTAAAAGCATTTAAGTATCAAGATCATGAAGCTCATATGAGAGTTCACATGGCTGCAGCAAACGATCCAAAACTAAAAGAAATTGTTGGTCAATCTCCTTTTGCAGGAGTAATACAAGCTGCTTTATCAGCTCATATAACAGAACATGTTGCGTTTCAATACAGAAAAGAGATAGAAAAAAATCTTGGTATTTCTATGCCTAATGAAGAAAGTCCATTACCTGAAGACGCTGAAGAGGAGTTATCAAGACTTACTGCATTAGCAGCAGAAAAATTATTAAAATCAAACACAGCTGAAGCTCAAAAAGCAGAGGCGCAGAGGCAGCAACAAGACCCATTAACTCAAATACAACAAAGAGAACTTGCTATAAAAGAAAAAGAGCTTGAGCATAAAAAGCAAATGGACATGGCAAGATTGGAACTTGATGCGCAGAAAGCGATGATGAATGATAAAAATCAAACCGAAAGACTGGAGTCTGAAAACAAAAGAGAGGGTGCGAGACTTGGTGTTGCCCTTACAAAAAATACTGCAGACTCTGATCTTCAACTTCAAAAAGTTCAAAATGAAGCTATATCAGAAGGTACGAGACTTGCTGTAGATGTAGCAAAAGAGTTAACAAGTGAGTAGAAATGACACCATTTATACGCACTTAATAAAAAAAATAAATGAGGAAATAGATGTTGTCTCTTACCATTTGGCATCCGGCAGAGCTGTTAATTTCGAGGAATATCAAAGGCTTGTTGGAAAAATCGAGGGTTTTGTGTCAGCAAGAGAATTGCTGCAAGAAGATGAAAAAAAATATATTGAAGATTAGCCCTTCCCAAATTGTCAACAGTTGTGTATATTTAAAATAAGAATATCCGGGCATAAAGCTCGCAAGGTTACTGTGAACCTAAATCACTGCAAAAAGGAACAGAGATGCTCTCTGCAAAAAAAATAGAGTTAGATGAAAAAATCGCTCGTAAGTTACCTGAACCTAAAGGCTACAAACTATTAATTGCAATTCCAAAATTAGATGAAAAAACTGATGGCGGTGTTATTATACCAGATAAATTAAAAGGGATGGAAGAAGTTGCATCTATTATCGGTTTAGTGATAGGCATGGGACCTTCTTGTTATAAAGACAAGGATAAGTTTCCTGATGGCCCTTATTGCAAAGAAGGAGATTTTGTAATATTCAGATCATATTCTGGAACTAGGTTTAAATTTAAAGGTGAAGAATTTAGGTTAATCAATGACGATACAGTGGAAGCTGTGGTTGATGATCCTAGAGGATATACGAGGGCATAATGGAAAATTCAGTAGAAAAAATAGAACAAGAAATTGATATGTCAAATGATCCTGTAGAGATAGAGGTCATTGACGATACACCTGAAGCAGACAGAAAACCAAAAAGAGATGAAAGCGTAGAGTCCAATATACCTGATGACGATGAGGTAGCAAAGTATGGGACAGACGTACAAAAAAGAATTAAGCAGCTCAAGTATGAGTATCATGAAGAGCGCAGGCAAAAAGAAGAAGCCACAAGATTAAGAGAAGAAGCCATAAGTGCAACTTCAAAACTTATGTCTGAAAATCAAAAACTAAGAAAAACACTAGACGAAGGTGAGGGAGTATTAGTTGAGCAGGCAAAAGGTAGAGTTGAGGCGCAGTTATCAAGAGCCAAGCAAGAATATAAAGAAGCTTATGAAGCTGGTGATCCAGATAAATTAGTTGAAGCACAAGAAAAGTTATCTAACATACAAAATGAAAAGTTTAGAGTTGATACTTATAAACCACCAGTAAGAGCGGTTGAACAGGAAATTCCTGTTGCTACAGCGGCTCCTGTCAAAGCTAAAGTTTCAGAGCCTTCAGGTAAGGATAAAAATTGGCTAGAGGAAAATAGTGATTGGTTCCAAAAAGAAGGCTTTGAAGATATGACAGGTTTTGCTATGGGTGTGCATCAAAAGTTAGTTGTTGCAGGAATAAACCCAAAGCTAGATACAGATGAATATTATAAAAGAATTAATGATTCTATGGAAAAATATTTTCCTGATCATTTTAAAGACAAGCATGGCGATGAGATAATAGAGGTAGAAGCACCTCAACGCCCAGCTGGTAACGTGGTTGCCCCCGTTAATCGAAGTGCAAAAAAACCACGCAAAGTGCAATTAACCTCCACCCAGATAGGACTCGCTAAACGTCTGGGAGTTACACCTGAACAATATGCAGCGCAACTATTGAAGGAGTCAATATAATGGCTAACCGAGATTCACGCATAGAAGATACAAGAGACACATCAGAACGTAAAGTAACTTGGACACAACCTAGTGCTTTGCCTGACCCGACTCCACAGGAAGGATTTGAGTTCCGTTGGATTCGCACATCATCTTTAGGTCAAGCTGATATGACAAATGTATCATCAAAATTCCGTGAAGGTTGGGAACCAGTTAAGTTTGAGGATCATCCTGAACTTAAAATAATGCCTGATATGGATTCCAGATTCAAGGGTAATGTAGAGGTTGGGGGATTGCTACTTTGCAAGAACTCAAAGGAAAACATGGATGCTCGTAGAGAACATTTCAGAGGCGTGACTGACAGTCAAATGTCCGCAGTTGATAATAACTATCTTAGAGAATCCGATCCACGTATGCCAGTTCTCAAACCAGAGAAAAGCACACGCAAAAGTTAGTATTTAAAATTTAAACTTTTAATCATAAGGAGACAGATATGTCTACAACAGCAGCTCCTTTCGGTTTAAGACCAGTAGGGAATCTTTCTGGATCGTACAATGGTGCGTTTCGTCAGTATCCAATTCTGAGTTCTGAATCAACAAGGATATGTTTCGGTGACGCTGTTAAATTAACAGATGCCGGATCAACAACCACTATCCAAAAAGATACTGGTACAGCAACAGCCACACCCATTGGAATTTTCATGGGGTGTCGTTATACAGATCTAAGTACAGGTCAAACACAATTTAGCCAAATTTGGTCAGGCACAGCCCACACCAATGGTATGGTTTATGTTATGGATGATCCTAATATTTTGTTTGAAATACAAGCAGATGGTTCTGTAAATGACGATGACTTGGCCGCTAACGCAGCTTTAGTTCAAGGCACATCAAATGCAACTTTAGGAATTTCCAGAGTTTCACTTGATATTAGCACTACCGCCACTACTACAACTTTACCAATCAGAATTGTTGATTGGAAAGGTGGGTATGACGGTGATGAATATGGCACAGCTTTTCCAATTATGGTATGTAAATGGAATACTGGTCATCAACTTGGTATCGGTGTCGTTTCTGGCGCTGCTCCATCAGCAGCTTAATAGGGAGATTATTAAATGGCTATTTCAAGAGCTCAACTCCTTAAAGA